GACTTTAGTGGACGAGCAGCAACCGCTGACTTCTAAGGTATTCTTCTAATACCGATTGCTTTTGAGGCGGGGTAATAATCAACAGAAACACTGTTGTTTTGATTCCCGCCTAAAATCACATACTGTTCTATCCCATCCACTAATGCAGTTCTGACATAGAACCCAACATGTCCCTGCCATGGTTCTCCTCTGGGGAAAATTATAACATCGCCAGACTTCGGTTCTTTAACTGCCATACCCCAAGACAGAAAACTTCTAGCAGTAAGAGGATATTCTGATACTGAATCAGAACCTTCTATTCCCTCACGCCTTAGGATTGCATTAACAAATGCAGCACACCATTCAGTTTCAACTGGATCAACACCAACTAATTCTTCAAGTTCTTTTCTGTGGGTTGATTCTGACCATCCATAATAGGAATATGCAGAAACTATTTGGTTGGAGTGGGTGTAATGTGACGGTCTTCTATCCTGTGCTGCCGTAGTCAGATTACAACCCGCCAACAGTAATACTGCCGGCAGTAAATATTTTTTCATCAGTTCGCTAGTGGGTTGTCCAATGCCCGTTGCAGTTTATTAGTCAATCTGCTTTCGAGGTCTTTCATCTCTCTCTCAAGTTTTTGTTCCATATCGCTGATGTTTCTATCAACCTTGGAGTTGAGTTCATCCATGCGAGATGTGTTGGTTTCTGACAAACGGTTTGCCTTAGAATCATAGTCGTTCTGTAGTGCATCTCTCTTGTTCTCAAAACGTTCTTCGGCACTCTGAATGATTGCACGAGTCTCTGCTTCTGAGTCTCTGAGTTTGTCTTCCATTCTATCGACTTGTTTTTCAATACCAAGAATGTCATCACGCAAACCAGATTTAATGTCTCTTGTGTAATCAACTGCTTCATCTAGTTTTGTTTCGATAACTTCCATGCGTTGTTCGAATGCACCAACATCAAGTCCAGCGACTTCCTCAATCTTTTGATACATTAGAAAACCAGCATACAATGCACCAACAATAGAACCAATCCCTGCCACTAGTGCAGATACAGTCATTGGTGTCATTTTCATACCAAGAAGTCTGAACTCCTTGTTCTTTAGGTTCTCTATTCCCTGTTCTACTTTTTCGAGCTCTTCGCCCAAATCTTTATCTGCCATTTTTCTCTCTCTCATAGTTTACTGGATTAAGCATCTTGTCCCACTTGGGCCCAACACTTTCCCAATATTGTTTACTTGGTTGGTGTGCGATTGCTATCGCAGAACCGAACAAAAACACTCCTACCACTAACCACTTAATCATACCGATTATCCCAAGGTGCATTCTCAAAACACCCTGCTGGTAATTTGTCTTTATATGTTACCCCTGCCTTAAAACCATTACCATTCTGTTCAATGTATGCACTTTTGAATGGCATCTCTCTAGGTTTACCAAAACACTTATTATTGCTCTGGCCTGGGTATCTATATCTGGGATTGTGTTTTAGGAAATCACGCAACTCTGCAAGTTTTTCTGCATTTGCTTGCGTCTTATAGTTCTGATAACAAGCGGCAGCAACCCCAAAATCAAATGTATCAAACTTCTCTACAGAGTATCCATTTTTATACAGACACGCCTTCATCATCTGATTGTTTTCGTTTGCATATGCTTCGTATGTAAATACAGTAGATATCATTACGATACCCACTATAGTGGTCAACCACTCCTTCATAATTCCTCTCTCTCAACTCTCTCACAAGTTTTTAGTTTTCGAAACCGCCATTCCCTCCGGCGTTAAGTTTTCTTAGTGCCTCTAATTCCTCTTGCAATTTTAGAACTTCGATTCTCTTCTTTCTTAGTTCTAATTCGTATAGACTGTTACAGTTTATACGTTCCTTCGGCCCATCCAATGGGATTACAATCCTTGCAAATACACCTACATCTCTAGATGTTGGGCCTGTTGCTCCTCCACCAAATGGACTATCGTAATTGTCTATAATTCCAGTAATACCAAATTCTAAATTTGTTGATCCACCAATTGCATTTTTACAGTCTAAATCTCCAGCACGAATACTATCCTGTCCATAAGAAGAACTGGAGCCAGGCAACTGCAATCCAATAGAACTGGATGTGCTTTCTGCCATTGCACTAGTTCCTACAAGAACCGTTGCAATGACTATCCATAGTTTTTTCATATCTTACTCACCCTCTCACTTGAACTTCGAACATATTCTGGATGCAATCGCAGTCTTTGGTTTGTCTTCTTTTCTTAACTTTGAAATAGAACAGATGTAAGTTGCTCTCGAAACATCTGATTTGCGAATATATACATCAAAGGTAACATGCCCAAGATATCTAAGTTTTATGATTTCGTATGCAGTGACAAAGGGAATTGGTTTCCAATCCTCATCAAATACACCAATCTCATAGTATTCAACGTCATCCCTTTTGTTGAACATCTCCATCGTTGTTTTGTAAACATTATCCAAGTGTGATGGAGCCAACTTGGGGTATGTTGGTGTCATCTCATGCGCTAAGGCAGGAAACGACACCAACAAAAACATGATTATCCACTTTTTCATAATTTATCCTTTTCTTATTTTGCAATACACTCAGCAGTTACCAATGCAGTGTAGTTACCACCAGCAAATGCTTTATCCCCACCCATTGTTGCAGTGGATGAAGTTTTAAACCAAGTTGAACCAGTAGCAGTCAAGTCATAAATGTCTTTCATACCCTGTTCAATCTTGTTTGTTTCATATGAACCCATACCAGTAGCGTCTGATATTGCCTGAACTTCAGTGTCCCCTGTCCAAGTCACCACATCTGGTAGATTTGGTGATGAAGAAAAGGATGAAGGTGCAGTAATTTCAGCATAATATGCGTCTGCAAGCGTTACGTCAAAACGAACAACTGCAAGCGCACCACCGTCTGTTGGGTTGGTAGTCAATGTGTAAGCATTAGGGTTTCCGAATACCCCTGCTGTGTCGGTAACAATTACACAACGTGACTGAACTGTTCCTTCAATTGGAACGTCTTCTGCCATCGCCCATGTAGTTGAAGCCAATAGTAGTGCAACAAACCCTATAGTCTGTTTTTTGAACATTTCTCTCTCCTAGTTTTATTATTATATTCTATTCATTATCTGTTATATTGCATCTCTATCATTTCTTCATGCAATAATTGTTGTGCGAGTCCATTTCTCAATCCACGTTTGCTGTTAGGCAACTCCTTATCAACTAACACAACACTTTCTTTATAAACACCGCCTGGGATAGATACAGAGTAGTAACTATTCATATTTGTTGCGGCGTTTACTGAGGCAAGAATTTGAGACTGTGCAAGAGCTTGTGCAAACATAATAGAACGCCCTGCCTCTGCAAGAGCATCTTCTAATCTCTGCTCTCTATCCTTCTCTTCCTCTTCTTCTTCCTCTGCTAATTCTTCTTCTGTTTTTTCGTTTTCGTCACTATCTTCTTCTAGTAACTCTTTATCTACGTTTCTATCTAAATCTATATTTTCATCAGTTGTTACATCGTATAATGAAGTCAAATCCACTGTAGGGATTTCTGGAACTGGAACTTTGTAGCCTGGGCAGTTAGGGTCGAATTGTGGATCATAACAAGGGTCTACTCTGTATTGATAAACCACATGTGGTTCTTCAACACTACCGTTACCATTCACTTCTATCGAACCGTCACCCCATAATGATCTGTTACTTGGAACAACTGGAACTGCTTTGTTAATCTGTGTTCCACTAAGTGAGCCAGGCAACCAATCATCAGTCTCTCTAAATTGATAACCAGTTCCATTTGCTCTTTCATTCTGAATTGTTACTGAAACAGAATCGTCTACATCTTTATTGATGGTGTAACGATAAATCACACCGTTAATATCTAGGCCAGGAACGTTTGGAGGCAGATGATTATCCATACTCCAAGTATTACCACCAGCAGCTGCGTTTCCAGTTGTCCCATAGTATGGTGCAATGCTCTCAGAATAAGAGTAGGAGGGCAGCAAGGCCACCAAGACCGTAAGTAGCTTTTTCCTTAACATCAAGTTTATCCGAATCCTCTAATTCTTGTCTAGTTGTTTCTACATGAGTTTCCCAACCCAATCTAGCCGCTTCACCAATTGTTCCATTATAAGGGCAAGGTGTTCCAGCGTGTAACATTGCATCAAAGACTTTTGAATCTTGACACATCACTGATACTGCTGCAACTTTCATGCCCATATCATATAGTGTTTTGGCATTCTTCAAACGAATACAGTTCTCTTCTGTAAAAGTCGTTCCAGCAGAAATACCAAGTATCTGTGTTTGCACCGCTCCGGCCACACCAATTGTGCATAAGTCTGAGTTGTTACCAGAACTAAATGATGGTGAAATTGCAGATGGAGGCGGTTGGTTGATGGTAGTATTCATATTACCATCGGTTCTAATTGTGCTATCTGTAGTGGAGTGTGTTGCGATTGGATCGTCAAGTGAACCACTACCAGTTAGCTCTTGTGCGAGGACAACACCATTAAAGGTGAAGAATATCGCAAATGTCATGATTAGTTTCTTCATACCAACTCTCTCTTAATATAAAACATTGTGCATTTCATAAGCACTTCTATTTATACAAAGGGGGCGACCAATACGAAAAAAGGAGTGCCATTTCTGACACTCCTTCACTCTTTACTACCTAGTCTTTTTAGTATGGTGTTACGACTCTAAGAGACTTACTGCATACCAAGGATACTCTAACTAGTTTACCTTATTCATTTGCCAACTTTTGGAAGTATGACATTGCATCATCTTCGTCATCGTCAGCCGCAGATACCGATACTGGTTCTGGTGTTGGTTCAGATTTGAAGGTAGGTGTGAAGTCAGTTGTGTCTTCTTCTACCATCTGAGCCGCAGTCTTACCTGTAGTAACCGAACCTGTAAGGACAGCATCCAAACGAGTCTTCAACTCATCATATGACTTGAAGTTACTAGGAGCAACAAAGTCTGCAAGAGAGTATTGCTTCTGATAGATTGCTTCAAGTTCTTCATCAGTTGATTTCAACTGTGAAGTCTTTTCAAAGTCAGACTTATCATAGTTCCAGTAACCATCTACCTTACGAATCTTCAACATGAAGTTCGCACCTTCCCAAAAATCAAATGGGTTGATAGGTGTTTCATCTGGAAACTCTGGTTGCATCGCTTCCATCAACTTATCAAAGATTTTCTTGCCATAGGCATAAAGGAAAACCTTACCTTCGTTTTCTGGATTAGAAGGGTCACTCACAACATAGATGTTTGAGTAATACTTCAACTTGCGCTTCTGCTTACGAGCAATCTCTTTATCTGACTCTACACCAGAGTTCCACAACTGAGTGTTATACTCAGATACAGGGTCTTTCTGATTTAGGGTAGTAAGAGAGTTCTCAATATACCACTGTCCAGTAGGGCCTTGGAATGCATGGTTCCATACACGAACCCAAGGTAGTTCCTCACCATTCGGTGCAGGCAGGAATCGAATTACTGCGTAACCATTGCCAGCCTTGTCAACGTTTGGTTTCCAAAGACGTTCATCCACATAGGATTTCTTTTCGTTTGTAGGGGAATCGTCCTTTTGGACTTGTTGTAGTAGTTTGTCCAGAGAGTTCTGGTTGCGTAGTGCTGAAATAGACATATTTTTTCTCCGTATGTTTTCGTATGTTTAAGTATTTCACATTTGCATAGTATAACTATGCGTTCATAATGTATAGCTATTTATACCACATTTAATGGAAATGTCAATAACTTTTTGAAAGTTATTATTCTTTTCCTTGGAACTTGACACCGTTACATGTTACTGTAACATTTTTATATGCGTTGTTCCACTCTTCGGGCGTGGCATCCCAAAGTTTCTTTTTGGTTTCTCCTAGTGGTGGGTTATTCTCACCATAGTTACCATATTCGTCAAACCCACGAGGGTTAAAATCATCAGTTACATTGGGTTCAAATGAATCCCAACCTTTGCTACTATACCCATCTTCAGGCACAAAGTCAAGAACTTCTCCATTCGGAATTGAATAACCAATTGCCTTTAGATAATTTGTAAACTCTTCACACATATCATCTAGACTTGCATCACTAGGAATAGTGAACTCAACCTTCACTGGCAGTTGGTCTTGGTATGTATTTTCATATGTGAATTTATGCATTTTCATAATCTCCTTGTAGGGAACTGTAGTCATAACCTTTATCTGAGTGCCTCATCCAAATAGTCATAATCCATTTTTCAGTGTCACCTGTCACTGGTTCTCCAGCGTGTAAAGTTAGAGCGTTTGTGTTGTAATCCTCATAGTCATACTCAAAGTAGATTAGAGAACCTTTCTTTGGTTTAAACGACAAATCCAATCTTGGAAATGTTGTTGCCCCACCTTCTTCTACATCGTTCAGATACATGATTGCAGTTGCAACCCTCTGTTCGATTCCACTAACATCATGCAGAAAGTAATCTACATGAGGCTTATACTGCTGTCCTTCCAAATAACGAATAACCATCGTGTCTTCAAAAGACATAATATCCTTGTCAAAGAACTCTGCAACAGTATGTCTCAGTTGTTCATTTGGTGGATAATGGTTATCCATAAAAAAGTCTGAACTTGTTCGGGCAGAATGTTTGTAGTGTCTACCATCTGTTTTCGAAACAACTTCTGACTCTTTAACCCTAGAGCGAGAATACTCTACGAAACTGTCACAATCACTTGGTGCAATGAAGTTTTCCAAATACGCCACAAGTGGTTCTTTACTATGCAAATCAGATTCGTAGAGATACATTTACAGTGACTCCATTAATGGAAAAATCTTCGCAATCTCCACTGCACATGCTTTCGCAACATCCATGTGTTCTTTCTGTGTTCCATTCTCAGAACGCAATTCAATATAATGCAACCAAGAACGTAGAGTTCCATTCATATACAGACGTGTCTTTGTCAATCCTTCTGGTAACAATGCACGAGCCTGTTCTTTTGCAATACCGTTATCAATCGCCCACTGGTAGTTCTTCTTTGCAAGTTCAATGATACCACTTTGTCTGCGTTGCCATTCTGCAATCAAATCTTGGTGTCGTTGATTATCTACTAGAGATGGGTCATTTTCAATCTCAATAGAATTCTGACGATTCTTGGTATCCTGTAATCGGCATTCACGTTTAGTAAATGCTTCTCCCATTGCAGATGGTTCTGCATACCGTTGACTAAACTCTTGAAAACTAAAACTACGGTGACGCACAATCTGGTGTGCAATGTCACGAGTTGTTTCAATTTCTATGCAAGCGCTAGCCATCTCCAGTGGCGACCAATGTTTGTGTTTGCATAGATATCGTATGAGTTTTTCTGACGTTTCGTGCGATTGTTGGTTCGCTGGATTGGAGACACGGGCGCAATACGCAATGAGCTCCTGTATATCTTCACCGACATATAATGACTCCTTGTCTGGTTGACTGTAACTGATAAGTCGTGCTTGTGTAAGCATTGTTTTTGTTTCCTTATTTGCTTCCATCACGATCATCCTCTTTCTTTTTCAAACTCCAATTACCGTTTGGTAATTCTTCCCATAAAACAGTATCACCTTCATCCCATCCAACTTGATTAAGACAATCTGGGGGGAATTCAATATATAGTTCTTTTGTTTTGCCGTCTTGTTGAACTTCAACAATCCAACTGTTTTCACCTGTTTGTTTATACTTCATATCTCTTACTAGTTTATTCCACCATCCCATAATTTCACATTTTAATCCAATTGGCGGTGAGAGTGAGATTCGAACTCACGGAAGACTTTCACCTTCGCTGGTTTTCAAGACCAGTGCATTAAACCGCTCTGCCACCTCACCACTGGTCGGAGTTGCTGGATTCGAACCAACGACCCTCTGCTCCCAAAGCAGATGCGCTACCAGACTGCGCCAAACTCCGTAATTCAAATAAGCAGTTTCTCATCATGCTTAGGATGGCCCACTCCTGTGACACCACTCATTCGATTATTTTACAAGGGGAATGAGACCCTTAACTTGGTGCGTCTGAAGGGACTTGAACCCCCACTCCTCTCGGAACTAGAACCTAAATCTAGCGTGTCTACCAATTTCACCACAGACGCAAACCCTTAGTTCCTACGATTGCGAGGACGGAAATTTGCACCTTTGTTTGCAACTTCCGACAGACGCTTACTAAGGTCTTGATCACGCTTCACAAGTTCTGCGTTATCAAACTCTAGAGTCTTAATTCGTGCATTTGCATCTGCAAGTTTAGCACGATAGAAGTCTCTTTCCCTTACTAGGTCGTTCTGATCTACCGTTTCCATCAGAATGTCTCCTTAACAAGTTTGAGTAGTTGAGTTTTACATTTCTTCTCATCATAAGAAAGAAATGCAGCGTATTTGACGATCAACCGTCTAACATCTGGCCATACTAAATCATTTTTTAAGTCCTCATCAAACTGTTTAACATAGTTCAGTAACCCTTGTAGGATTACCATCGTTTCCAAACTAATCCTCTTGGCGAGGAAGTTCTTTAATAATACAGCATGTTGGCCCCTATGGCAAGAGAAAATCTCATCAAAGTTTTCAACTTGCATAAAAACAACACTCATATCATTTGTAAAATTGTAAGTTAGGGATTGTTTTTGTTTTACCCAATTGTTGTAATTGGTTTCGTTGAAGTCGCCCAACCATCCTTTGGGACTGCACACAAAGTTACTAATAAAGTAATCTTGTGTAGACTCACCATACTTTCTTGCTACCTTTGCAAAAAAGTTTCTGTCTTTGCGTTTTAGGAAAGATGATTTGGATGCAGAAGTTTTACCGCCATATCTGACATAATCATAGTCAGTTGTAAAATGCAACTTCAATCCAAGATACATTCGATAAGCATCAAATGCTTCCATAACAAAATACCTCTTTAGACAGGTAGGGTGGCGACTCTGGGTAAGAAATTCAGTTCTCTAGCATCTGCCTCAATCTTTTCTTTAAGGGGTTTAGATACTAGGGGTGCGATGGCATCTGGTTCCATCTCATGTTTTTCACAGTAGTCTAGAATAGCGTCCATATACGAAACTCCACCATTCCCTGCTTTCACCATTTCCTCAATTTTCATTGCAAACTTTTTAGGGGTCATCACTGCTATCTCTTCTAGATTATTCATTATATTCCTTTCGTTGCGACAGGGGGAGCAACCGGCACTCCCCCCACCTAATTAAGCAGAGCACTCAAATAAACGAGTGATGCAACGTTTCTACTTGTTCTCAGTAATGAACTTGTAGAATTCCTGTGCTTTATTCACAACCTCATCTGGTTGATACATCTTTGGAGTGTATTCAGCAAGAAACTCTTGAGTCTCTTTACCTGCTTCTTTCCACTGTTCCATTGCTTGATGTGTCAAGTCCATTTGGGTTGCATATGCTTGATCAAGCATTTCTTTTGCCATCTTGAGAGTTTCAAGACGAATTTCATATGGGTTCTTGTTA